TAAGCCCATCAATCCCAAATATAATTGGGACATAGATGGTCGTAGGTATTCGTCTCTCGCGGCAGTTATTTCTTCCGCGATTGGTCGTGTCTCTCATCGAGAGGCAGACCTTGTCGAACGCCAGATCGTTCACGATCACTATGACGGGTTCGTTTCACCTGTCGGCTGGGACTTTATTCACCAGCCACCTGGCGATAGGAATATTGGTTGGGCAACTAATGTCCCAAACAAGGCTCCTAACGTCGACAGGTTCACTTGGGTCTCTTGCGAGGATATCCATCGTAACGGCTCATTAGCCTATACAGGACATTATTTTGCGAGGGATTTTGATATCGATCATATTTTCGTCGCTTATGATCTTGCTATGCAAGACCTAAGTTACCCGTTCGTGCCTTCTCGGCACTTACCGGGGTCGGATGCTTACGTGGAGTATCACGATCTTGTTGATGGCGGCTGCTTTAAAGAGCCTAACCATTATCACGTCGATATTTCATATGAGTACCGGGTGATTCGAGGAGCTCCCACTAACTATGGTAGCTACTTGGTCCACATTGACTTTGACCTTTGGTTTAAGCCAACCTCTGAGCACAATCGTGCTTCCGAGATGCTTATCCCTAGTCTGTCAATGGTCGTCGTACAGGACCGCTCAACAACTGTTGCGCATACTGATACAGACGCCACCTGGATTGTCGATGGCGGCTGGCGCTTGGTAGATCGTTTTACCGTGCCTCAGCTCAACATTGGCTTTGCTCGCTCTATCTATCAGGTGGACGAAAGGCTCGATACAACTTTTGAGTTGTTCTCACAAGTTGATCGCGGTCCCGATCGGGACCGTCTATCCAGCTTCAATCGCTGGGTTAGCGGGTTTATGCCCTCTATTCGTCCTTCTCACTTCTATGCCGCTGGCGACGCCCTGGACTCTCAAGTCCAGCTTCTCAAGGCTAATAACCTTCAGAATGCACAGCATATCGCTGGTATCATGGAACAGATACCCGACCTACGTTCTTTCGCTCGCGTGGCTTCTGAAGCCATGCGCGGTGATCCGTCGGCTATACTCAACTTCGTTGATGTAGCTGCTGACGAAATCTTGAAAGCAAGATTTGAACGCGATCCAACTGTGAAAGATACGAAGGAATTAATTACTTCGGATCTGTTGGAGAAGATAGGTTCCCTTTTAAGGTCTAGCTACCGAACCGCTTATGGTAAGTTCGAATACGATTTCACATCGTCCGAAAATACTTACGGTCCCGGAAAGCTTCGCCTTGTAGCGCGGGCCAAAGTCAGGTTTTACCTTGACGCTGGCACCCTTATGGCCGGACTTTATACTGCGAATTCTGTTGGCGTTTTGCCGACTCTCGCACGCATATGGTCCGTTGTGCCATTCTCTTTCGTTGTCGACTGGCTTACTAACATGTCCGCTCGGCTTAATGCCGTTGATAAGCAACTTGCTTATGGGACACTCGGCGTCAACTGGTGCCTATACAGCTTTAAGCTGGAATATGAACCTACTGATGACGAGTTGTTAGATCACGGATTAGTAACCCGTGATAGCGATCGACTAAAGCTCGTGGTATATCAGCGAGAATTTTCTCACTGGATGCCCCATCTCATGGAAAGTCGTTTTGACTTCCTAAGACGGTCCCAACCACCTAGTATGGTGACAGTTGGGGCTCTCATATGGACGCTTTTGTAGGCGTTCGTATCTTTGTCCTACCCCTTGTTGAAGGGGTATCAGATCCCTGGTTAGGGGTCGCATCGTCGAAAGGACGTGCAAAAATGACGAAAGTCACCACTCTGGCTAATATGCCGAGTTCAGCAACCGATGTGGCTGTCAAGAGGTTCGATCCGGCCAACCTTGGCCTCGAGTCCCTTGTAAAGGATGCGAAATCGGGTCTTATCACCGCGACTTATGAATATAAGACCGGTGACCCTGATGCCCACACTTTTGTTCGTGTGGATCACGGGACATCCCTAAAGGATGGTATTACCCGAAACTCGATCCGCCTTTCAACGGCGGAGACAGTCATAGATGACACCACTGATGTTGTCTATGTGAACAATCCCATTGAAGTTGTTGTTAGTTGGAACCATTATGGTCCCCTCTATGACACAGCGAAGATCATGTCAATGATTGGTTCGGCTTTTAGCCTAACTTTCGATGACTTGGCCACCAAGGTTCCCACCACGGGAATCTTGGACGCTGTGAACCACAACTTGCTCGGTGAGCTTTACGGCTCATAGAGTAGATAATGGTTTCCCGAGGCGCTTCTCTACGCCTCACGGACGATCGTTACGTGATAGACTTACGTGAGATCGTTTTCCCTGATGAATTCAATTACGGGGATAACACGCAGTTTCTAAAGCTGTTTGTTGCTTCGTATGTTGGGTTCCTTAGCGATAGTCCTCTTGAGAGCGAGTGTCAACGACCTGTTAGGAGTTATCACCGGTTTTACCGGGAGCTAACTTCACAGCATCTAAGGACACTCATCACTCGTTTTTCCAGCCTGTCGCATGAGGTACTTTCTACCTCGTATCTTTGCGGCACAGATGCTACAACTAGCATCTTTGTTGAAGACATGCGAAGTACTCCCGTGTTTAGGGAATATCTCGCATGGTTTCGGACTGGACGATCTGACCTCCTCAAATATGTGATCAGTTTTCTCACTTTTGGTAAGAAACTGGAATACGTCGATGAGGAGTTTGAAACCATCGCATTTCGCGAATGGTTACAGGTCGAAGAGAGACTTGCATGTCTGACGTTTGCAGAAGTCGATTTACGCAATTTGCGAACAATCGTTCGACTGCTTCTTCCGGACCCTGACGACAGTATATGCCTTCCCAAGTTTGGGCCAGGTCATGTTTCTGAGCCGGGGACGCTGACACCTTTCGATAAGATGAGAATCCTTACGATAGATGCCAGGTTAGATATGTTGTTCATAAAGTATCGGAGATACCGAGGTTATGAACTTGGTGACTTGATCACCACGCTTAGTAAAGGCTCTATAGATTATTCGACGCTCCTTTTTGTCCCTAAGGACATCAAGAAGAGCCGTTCCATCTGTAAGGAACCTAACGCCTATATGTATTTCCAACAGGAAGTACTAAGGTATTTTGTGACTGCGATGGAGCGTGGGTTGATCAACCGATTTGTTAAT